TCACTTACAGGGCGTACATTAGACCAGTGACCGCCGACTCCACCTCCCTTGACAGATAGCCATGCAACTTCAGCATTGTGAGAAATAAGGGAGTCCAGATTGTCACCAACATAAGTGAGAAAACAAGAGATAGGAAGACCCTTGATGTCCTCCCCGTCTCCGGGTGCGTTAGACAAGACCGGAGATGCAAACATAAACCAACGCTTGCTAGCATAGTCATAAATCCGTTGAGCAAAAGCATGATCACCCTCACAGTATGCAACTGCCGCACGTGCAAATGCCTGCTGTGCATACAGTTCATTATCCAACATGTAATAATCTTTGAGTAGGGCCATCGCCTGATCTGACAGGTCTTTATCTCTGTCTAGATCTATCTCGATTCCCTTGTACTTTGTAGAGTCCACTAATCAAGTCCTTCAATTTCAATTCCGATCCGCTTAAGTTCCGCACCCGGAATGTCATAGACACATGAATCGAGCACTTCGCTAACGATTTCTGTGATGCCATCTTCTGTCCTTTGTCCGGGCGAAACTTCAGTTATATCCACATTGAATTCTAAGTCAACCTTTACTTCAACTTCTTGTGACATTACCAGTGTTTCCCTTCCGTCTCTTCCATCATCTCAATCATCTTGTTGAGATACCATCGTGCCTTCTTGGCATTGGTGATAGGGTCACCCTTGCTCCATAGGCGTGTGCCTAAGTACTTGAGTATCTGCCACTGGCATCCCCACATAGGGGCTAGCGGGTGTAGGAATCGCATTACATCACAGATGTAGTCAAAGGTTTCAATCAGTCCAGAGTTGTAGTGCTCAGGCTTATCCACCTCATCAAAGAATCTATCCTCTTCATCCTCAAGGACATCATCAAATACATCACCTACAGATTGAATCTTTTCAATGCTCTCTGACTCACTCATCATGCACTCCCATGTGTCTTCGTATTGAAATCTAATGTGATCACCTTGCCATCTGCGCTACGTGTAAAAACAGTAGGCTTATTTTCTTCTAGGTCTACTTCGTATTCATCATCGGAGTAGTCAGCAAACTTTTCTGCAAAGTATGACTTAACATATGTTAGGAACTCTGGGTCTTCTTCCATAAGCATTAGTGTACAGGCCATCATGCCACACACACTACGTAGCTGAGAAATATCTTCATCTGATAAGTCCCCCGCTAACTCTTCGTACATACCGGCAGAGACATTACCTGTCCATACGCCATCAACAAATTCAGGCTCAATATCAATCCCAAACATTGAATGTTCTTTATCTTTTACTTCATCACTCATTGTATAACTACCTTTTGATTTTCTCTAATGGAAATTCTACAAACTCACTAGGCATTAGCTTAGCAGGTTTCTTTCTCTCGTCAATCCATTCTTGTGGGACGTCCTTGTCCGCATATAAGAAGCCATTCTTAGTACACCAATCTGCATATGTAGTCTTAGCACCCTTACGTAACTTACTGTTACTGTTGCTAAATACAAATCGGATATCCAAGTCCGGGTGTTGCTTCTTGATTGATAGGTGTTTCTTTCTATCGTCAGGTAAGAACCTGCCCTTCGTCTCTATTATTATTCCATTTGGTAATAAAAAGTCTGGGGTATATGTCCGATAGTTTAGATCTTCCCACTCAATCTTGAAGCACTCGTACTGGGCAGAACACTTGCGGGACTTCAGTGAGTCCAGTACAACATGCTCTAACCCAGAACGATACCCGTGCTTGAGTGCATTACTTCGTGTCTTGCTTCTCTTTATACTCATCAGCTATCTCGATATATGCAACCATTGGCGGTTCTTTTGCCTGTGATGCAAGCGAGGGTAGCTCTTGTAAAGAGGGCCAGCACTTGAAGCGGTACTTACACCAGCCACATTCCTCTGAGAGTACTTTGTTGCCGGTTGGTTTCTTACGGAATGTTTCTTCAACAGGCTCAAAGCACCGCTCAAACTTATTCTGAACTAGCTTATTAGCCTTGTCTTCTACTTCATCCAAGATGTCCTGCCTATCGACAGCCATGTCCCATGCAGACACATACTTGAATTCACCTGTCCCCTTGTTAAGTACCCACCAACCACCGGGTTCAACACCCAGAGCCTTAGAGTAGCCTGCAAGCTGACCGATATAACCAAATGAGTCATGTGCTTTTAGTGTGGCGTAGTCCTTGAACTTGTTGTTGTAAGACCATGGGGATGCAGACTTGATATCGTCTACACGTTTATCCATGATCAAGTCATGGGTGCCATCAATCTTGTGCTTACCTGCAGTCAGAGTAGATTTAAACCCATCGCTGAAGTCCACACCCGCTTCTGTCAACACTCCTTTGAAGACAGCTTCCACGATGTCACCAATCATCATGTTCATCAGGAAGTTAGCGGGCATGTCAATGCCTTCTTCTGGCTTGTTCTTATCAAACCATAACTGGCAGTAAGGTCTACCGATGTTAGACATACGTAATGTGAACTTTCGCTCACTCTGATTGAACTGTTTCTCAACAGCTTCCTGTACGTCCCTTACAATGCGAGCGATAGTGGCACTGCTCATGCCACGTTTCGCCTTACGTACATCCTCAAGATATCGGTGTATCTTTATCTCAGCAGGATGATTCATGATCAATCCCCATCGAATTCAATGAACTCATCAACTAACTTAGCATCTTCATCAGATGCTTGAGGTACGTTCTTCTCATTGAATGAGTTAACGATGTATTGATTGTAGTTACCAATCCACTCAATGAAGTCAGAGAAGCGTTGCTGATCAGCTTCCTGTAGCTCGACATTATTACTCAGGTCAAGCTCTTGGGTAGGCAGGAAGAAAGATGCTCCTGTAGGCAAGCTACGTTCCTCTGAGCCACACTTAATCCAGTGCTGTACAGGTAAACGCTTCTGCCGTCCTAGCTGTGTGAATGGTTCGCCCATCGTCTTGAAGGCATCACGGTTATCAATCTCCCAGATGAATGGGGATACATCCGCCGCAACTTCATTACCCTCAGCGTCAACGGGATTGATTAGTTTGACTTCGCCCATGAGTACACGGACACGTTTGATCTGCTTGATCAGTGTCTTTGTGTCATCAGGGAGAGCTTGGAAGTCTGCAATGTAACCAGCAGGCTTACCACAGTTGAACTTACCTGTGTTGTCTTTCAGATCACCATTAAGATCTTCAGCCATGATGGTCTTGACGTAAGACTTCTCATCTGAATTGTAACGCTTGTACATAAAACGCTGTACAAACACACGGATCTCTGCATTTTCTGCATAGATGTATGAATCGTCTGGCAGTTGAAGACGGTACATACCAGCAGGTACAACCTCCATGTTCTTCATCTTACCCTTGACTTCTACCTGCCCCATGACTGCGGAGTTCCATATCCGTAATCGTGGAAGTGTAGATGCTTTAGATGGGCCGCTGTTCATGTCAGCACCCATGCCCATGGCTTGCGCCATCTCTGCGAAGTTCGCAGTATTTAGTGTAGCTACGTCTGTTGTCATATCAGACCTCCTGTTGTTCAAGCCAGTTTACACCAAGTTTAGCCTCTAATAAAAGAGGAACATTAAAATTTATTTTAAATTTATTGTCAATGATTTCTTTTAGGTCACCATTAATTGACTCAATTACACCTATTACCTGTGCCTCTTCATCAGGATGTATGTCGATAACAATTGAGTCATGCACACTGTTCACGATACATGATTGCATATCAGCCATACGCTTTTGTATTTCAAGCAGTACTGTAGGCACAATGTCAGCGGTAGCGAATGACTGCACCGGGTAGTTCTTAATTGCTGTGAAGTTAGTCACTGTCCCATTCTTCCTGCGCTTTACATCAGGGAATGAGAACTGTCTACCGCTAGGTGTAGTGATCTTCTTGTATGTAAGAACTTCCTTGGCTAACTCCCTGTGCCATCTGGCGATACCTTTGTACTTCTCTGTGAAGTGCTCATAGTATCGTGCTTCGGCAGGTGTTCTTCCGTAGCCTGTTGCTCCGTAGAGCGGCGCAAACGTGTGTGCCTTCGCATCCTGTCTGCTAGTCTTCTGACCCGCTTCCGAAATGACTTGTGCTGTGTATGAGTGGACATCAAAACCCTCCGCTACTTCTTTCATTGCTACTTCATCTTGTGACAGGTACGCCGCTACACGGAACTCTAGCTGAGCAAAGTCAGCCTCCATGATCTTACCTCCTGCAAATCGGGAGATGAACACCCGTTTTACAGGAAATGTACCACCACGTGGCATGTTCTGCATGTTGGGATCACGCCCTGAGAACCTGCCAGTAGATGTCATGTGCTGAGTAAGACGTACATGCAGTTTGTTATCTCGCTTAGTGAAAGTACTAATGCCATCAACGAAACTGGATAGATATGTATCCACTGCTGAAAGCCTAGTCAGCTTAGATAAAAACGATGCGGCCTCATCCATACCCTTACCAACAGACACAGCACGTAGGTACTCTAACTTATCCTTACTGGTACTGAATCCATTTGCACTGTGCCATTTAGCAGAGGGTGCACTGAACTTCAGCCCCGCTAACTTGGGTAACTCCTTGAGTACATAGCCCCTACCGATGCATGTGCCGCACTTAGATGACTTCTTAAAGTCACTGCCATCTTTCTTCTTCTTGAAGAATGTACCATTGCCCATGCAGTCAGAACACTTGTGCGCCTTGGTGCGTCGCACTGGAACACTTGACTCATTAACAAAACGTCTGAAGTCAGTAGGACTCATGTATGGATCAGCATCATTGGCCCATTGTGTTTTGTTCAATGGCTTACGTGAGTAGATCACCCATGATAACTGCTCAGGTGAGTTGAGGTTGATCGGGGTATCACCCATAAGGGATAAGACAGACGCATTTAAATCACGAATAAGTGATAATTTTTCTGCCTCAAACTCCTCACGTACCTGCTCAAGGGCATCTGTATCGACCTCAAATCCATTTTGGTAGATACGAGCGAGAAGAACACATGTCTCCATTGTCAGGTCAGTCACAGTGTGTAGACCTCTGTTTGCATCCTCTCGCATATCAAGAGACTGCTCATAGTAAAGTGCCATAGTAGTTCTCAGATCATCGTATAGATACTCTTTAAGTTCTGCGTACGGAATCTTGTCTACTGTGTACCCGTCCTTGAGATACTTCTTCAGTGTGTCCTGCTTCTTAACTGGTAAATCCCTGCGCTCAGCGACTGCCTCAAGAGACAAGGGCTGTTTAACACCACGCTGTAAAAGGTACTCACCTAACATGGTATCCCACACTGGGCCATTGTAAGTAAAATTAGTCTGCCAGATCCACAGTAAATCGTGTGGGGCATTGTGTGCAATCAGGAGAGTTGTCTTATCCAATATGCTTTGGATCTCTTCACAGTCCTTCTTGCGATCTTCGTACTTACAATCGTACTCTGTGTGATCAAAGGTATAATGCCTAGGCTCCTCACCTTCAACCTGTATGCCGACCATAACTAAACTATTCTGCGGCTCATACGGATCAAGGTGTAACTTACCATCCCTTTTGATCACTGTGTTCTCAACGTCAAGAACTATTTTCATTCTTGTGCCTCTCTAAATATTCGACAGCCCGTTTTATCCTGTCGATGTTATCTTTAAATGCGCCTAAGCCAGAATTACAATGATGGCATACCCATCCCCGGAATGTTTCAGTTTCATGGCAGTGGTCTAAGACCCACTTCTGTAATTTTGTTTGTCTAGACATGGATATCTCATCCATATGTCTATCGCAAATAGGGCACTCATAGTCTTCGTCGGGGTAATCATACTGAGATCTTAGTGTACTTACCAATGCAGAATGATTTCTACGACATGTATTGCACATCCTTTTGATCTCTCCAGATGGCATTATTTGGAACTGGCTTGATGGCTGAGCGAAGCCGCACTTATTACAAGTGATGGCATCCTCTCCGCAATACTCCTCCGTGAACCCAAACATGTCTTCCTGCATACGGTCATACCTCGTATCGCCCAATATAATAATTCAGGTTACATGTAATACGCCCATGCCACCCAGTTAATTTATTCTTTGCGACATTGATGTGTCGGGTAAACCCATCATCTTCAACACCCTCAACAGGTGCATCTTTAGCTACAAGTAGCATCAGGTCAGCCTCACTGGCCTTGCCTGTCTTACTACCCTCCATCATAGACTGGTTAAGATTAGTACGCCCCTCTGCCTCAGCACTTAGCTGTGACATGTAGAAGATTGCACAGTTATATTCCTTGGCTATCTGTCTAGCGTGGATAGCACAGAGCTTGAGTCCTTCATGTGATTGATCCTGAGCGAACTTGTCACCCATATCTAACACGACGATGTCAGGCTTGTACGACTTACATACTTGCTCTACCCAATTCATGTTCTGCCCAGTAGACTCTTTGAGCTTGATGTTTGCACTTAGCTTGTTCCAACGAGCATGTGCCTCACGGGGATTCTTCCTGATCTCCTTCATGGTCATACCAGTTACCGCTCTCAGGTAACGTGTACCGACACGGTGATAGGCTTCCTCGTTACAGAGCACAACACACTTGGCACCCTGTGATGCGAAGCCATTGGGTCCAGCGATCAGTGATGCGTGGAAGGATGTCTTACCTGTGTTAGGGCGAGCACCACCGACGACTAGGTGTCCTGCATTCACGCCCTCAACATGCTGTGCAAGTGTAGGTAAGTTGAACTTCCATCGTGCCTCTGCATCATCCTTCTCAAGTAATGTCTCAAGGGAGATGTCTTCCCATTCAATGTTTA